GTTCGCCCTTCATGTATATATACGCTTCAATCAACGCCCCATACAGCATCGCCATTTCAGCGTTCTCACTTAACCAAGTAGTTCCGCTGCCAGATCCGGCGGTTAAACTTGCAGGCCGATAAAAATAATGAAGCTCTGCGGTGAAGGTTGTATTTGGAGTTGGAGCTAAAATAAAATTATCTATATCAAATACAGCGTAGTATCGAGGAGATCCTGTCGTTGTAGCGTCTGGCGTGTAAGTCTGTATAAAACTTGGATCTTTAAAATCAATAAAAAATTTGTCTCCATCCGTTCCTGCGAGACTTAAAGAAAACGGCGCTAAAAAATCACTAGGGCAAGCTAAAAATTTATCACTAGCCGTTGTGGAGGCTGTAACATTCTTTCGAAACAAACTAAGTTGCACGTTTTTTAATATTCGTTCTTCAGATATTCTGATAAATAACGGAAGATTTGTAACGAAAGAAGTCTCGTCATTCTCCGTATAATCTTGAATAGCCGTTTTAAGTTGATCGTATGTAAAACTCATGTCATCACACTATTGTTATGTTTCCTACCATAGCACTATGATTAGTGCATTGATATACTAGAGATGTATCGGAGGGTTCATGAGGCACAATAAATTGTGTCAATCCTGTCGTTGAATTGTAGTTTTCTGTAACACCTGTTGTAAAAGCAGATCCACCATTAGATGTTCTTATTTGCAAAGGGTGACTGCTTACATTTGCTGTATTGTCTATTAAGTATGTATGACCTTTATAAAAAGTAAAGTTTGGATTATTACCCGCAGTAGCCCCAGGGCCAGTAAAAGTGTATGCAGAAGAACCACTTGTCCCTGCTACGTAGGTCGTTACAGGCCCAGATACTTCGTCATTCAGTCTAATCCAATTGCCACCGTGGGCAAAATACAGTCCACCAGTTGCATGAACATGAGCTACCGCGCCATGGTATGTAGAGGCACTAGGGAGATCACTTAAAGCAGCATAATAAAAAACAATTTTATTAGCTCCAGAGCTAACATCAAATAAACCATTTGAATCAATTATATCTGTAAGAGTTGTGCCATTTCCGAGGGCAGCATACACCTCATTGAAGTTGTCATTAATTTTATCCGCACCTGCACGAAGAGTATCTCCTGATCCGTCATTTGCAGATGAGCCAATACCTACTGTTTGTTTTGCCATCTTTTATCCCTCATCAAAGGTGTCTGTTGTTGAATCTAAAGTAATCGATGTGCTGTCAAATCTCGGGGCAAAGAGTATTGAACCAACCTGACCTGTCGCAGAAACACCTGTCACATCTGTCTGATTTTCATTTACTAACACTTGGCCTACTGCACCTTGTAGAGCAGTCGTTGCTTCAATTTTACTTGGAAGTTCTGCAAAACCCGCCGTAGACCAATTTCCATTGCCAAGATAAGTTATGCCATTTGTTGTTTTAACTTCAAAAGTTTTAACAGGATTTTCTTGATCTGGTCGCGCATCACGCAAAGCTTGAGCATCAATGACTTTTCTAAAAGGACCTAATTGAGGTTGTTTCGCTTCAAACTCATCCCGTCCTACTAAAGCTCCGTTCCACTCCCGACGCATGTCTTTGTAACGATATCGAAAACCAGATCGATCCGATATTGCATAAGCGTTTTTCCCAGAGGCAAATTTTGTCATTAGGTTGTCCTAAAATATTCAAATTGTGGCACAACATTGAAAGATGCCCTATCTCGATCCTCTGCCATCGCTCTTTCAAACTCTTCTTCATAAACAGCTTTTAATAATTGCAATCTATTTGGCGCTCGTTTTAATGCAATATAATACGCTAATCCTGCGGCAAGACAGGGATAGAACCGAAAAGGCATATCTAATGTATTAACCTGTGCATCTGCGTCGTCCATGCGTGTTAAAGCATCATAATAAATTACATCTGTGCTATTTTCTGGAATTGGCCAAATTTTTAAGTTTGGTGTTATTTGTCTGTCAAGAAAAAACTGGGACGGACGTCCTTGGGTTGTTTTGTTTGGTATAGAGAGAAACGTATCCCTACTTACTCTAGTAAGTGCAAAATCTGTGTTATCTCTTCTTACCACGAGGGATAAAACATCAATAACGTCCGTTCCAAGATCATACTCGCCATCAGCTTGTGTGACAGTTTGAGTGCGTTGTTTTATTGTCCATTGATTCAAACCACGATTTGCCCACTCTGCAAGCATAAGATTTAAAGAGCGTTTTGCTGTTTTCAGATCATAACCAGTACGAACCTCTAATCCACACCGCTCAAAGGCCTCTTCAATGTATTCTGCTACATCTAACTCAAAATTCTTACTGTTAGAAACAGTCATGTTTAATCCTCATTATAAAGGTTATCGAAAACCCTATTTACATCTAGTGTATAGTCTAAATCGCTTTTTGAATAGTGTATATGTTGTGAAGGTTTAAAGTCGGGTGCCCCTTCTCCCGTCGCAAACCATGCGGGATGTGTGACTCGCACTCTATTATTTGGTAAAGCAACAACATTCCCGGTCCATTCTCCGGCGTCAAGAAGCTGTAAAACATGACTTTGTTTGTGTTGCGCAGGATCATCAGCAATCTCGCTTTCCGCGTAATCAACAGTAAAAAGATATTTAGCAGGTAACATTTTCCCGTCAATCTTAGCAAGCCATGGACAAGGCGTAGCTCGGTCCATAACGAAGACAGAATGATGATACGACGCGCAATCCCAAGGTTGGGCATCGTAAGTTTCCATTGGCTCAGGCCACTCTTCTAGTGGTATATCTGCAACAAGCGCCGTCAACGGCATTCTCGCCCACATCGCGCCCCCGTGGACAGTGTCTTCGTCATCTCCTTCAGCCTCACTTCCAGTAAATATTACCTGAAAACTTAAACATCTATTTGGCATGGTCGTAACTCCGATGACCATTGCATGTAAAAATTCGCCGTGGTACTTCTCATGATTGTGAGTGTATTCACGGCGAATCCATGCCTTAAAGTAAGGCACATTTGAATGTAAATACGCCATTATTTTTTCTTCTTCGCGGCTCCACCTTTTGCCATTGGGCGTAGCTCCATTCCCTTTTGTTTTGCTGCGCTTCTAAGTTGAGCCATAGTCATTGCACCACCACCCATTTTCATTTTCATGGTGTTTTTACCACCCATTGCACCGCCTTTAGCCCGACGTTTTACACCGCCCATCGCGCCGCCTTTAGCCTTACGTTTTACACCGCCCATCGCGCCGCCTTTAGCCTTACGTTTTACTTTGCCACCTGATCGGTAACCTTTTTTCTTCATTGCCATTTTTGTCTCCTTTCTGACTTATGCAGATACGGAACCTGTGGTTCTTTTTCTGCGATTTGACAATACTGCACCACAGCCTCTTGCTACGATTCCTTTTTTACCTTTTTTGTTTTTGGGGGACGGCCTTTTGGCTTTTTGATTTTCGATTGCGCCACCGATGCTTGCGAACTTAACTTCTGCTTCTTTGGTGTTTTTGACGAAGGTTTTACCTTTTCTACCTTCGCTTTTCTTTTTTCTGGCAGTGGCTGCTCTTTCGGCTTTCGAAAGACTATTTGCTTTAGACCTTGGAAGACACCTGTCAGGATTTTTTTTATCCTTTGAAGTGCCGCATTTACCTTTGATTTCACCATCAGAGCCAATCCTTACCCAATCTTGTTTTAACCATTTTTTTAATTCACCCATTGGAGTTACCGCGCTGTTTTCTAATTGCTTCTTTACCTTTTTTTGCGATTGCAGCTTGTTTTATTTTTCCTGCTACCTTTGCCCTTTGTTCTAAAACTGTCAATATTTGTATCTTTCTAGCAAACGGTTTGTTAATTTTTTTTACCTTTGCGACTGTATCTCTAGCGTCCTTTTCTGTTGCAAATTTTATAGAGACGGTATCTTTTGGATTTTCATCAGTATAAAGCCTGCGACCACTTTTTTTTGGCTTTTTACCAGTTCCTTTTTTTGGATCAGCCATAATCTACCTTTTTTTCTTAATAACCTTTTTTATGCTTTTTGCTTGCTTTGCATGTGTTTTCGACGCTTTATTTAAACCTCTCATAACTTTTTTCAGAGTTGCTGTTTGTTTTTTACTTACCATTATCTTCCCTTTCTTTTGCCGCCTTTCGACTTTTTAGCGTAATTAGGGTCTTTACAATATTTTGAGGCAGCAAGATTTGCATAAGCTGATGGATAGGTATCAAAAGTACGTTTTGCCCAAGCTTTTCCTTCTGGACAAATTTTACTCCCCTTTGATTTTTTAGATGCACCGCCCCCATTTTTAAAATAAGTTAGTCCTTTTGGTGTTTTTCTAGTTCTCTTCGCGTTTGCCATTACAAAAGTTTCCCCGCTACTGCTGTTGCTATAATTAAAACGGCTATTCCCCATAGCCTCATATCAAGCTTATCAAGCTGTTTGTCTATTTTTTTATACCGCTCATTACATTCTGACTCGTGTTTTTCGAGAAGTTTTAAAAGATCTTCAGTATTCACTTAACATCTCCATCGTTTTCTTGCTTGCCTCAAACGTGAGTTTGGATCTTTTGCAGCTTTTGGAAACTTTTTCATCTGACCCGCAGATCGAGCGCAAAAAGACTTGCGTCTGGCTTTTTCCGATTTTGTCAGACCTTTTTTCTTAGTCACCGCCGTTCTAAGTTTAGAGCCGGGGTTTTTACGTCTATATGCAGCCACACCCGCTTTTGTCATTCCCGCCCCTTTTTCTGTAGGGCGGAAATTTTTTTTATTACGCTTCGGCATATTATCGCTTTTGCGTTTCTTTTCTTTCGACGACTTTGTTTTTACCTTAGACGCCATAGGCCCACCTTAGCTATGGAAAATAGTTAATGCGGTGACATTAGTAGCGACCGAGATATGAATATCGCTTGTGAACAAAATACCCTCATCCGGAATGTTTACCGAATGAGTTTCGGATGCAGAAAAATCGATATCTAAAACCGTTGAACCCCCATTTCCGTCAGTAAGGGTAAGTCTACCCGCGCCGCCGCCTGTAAGAACCTGTATCTGTCGTAAACGTGCGCGACCCACTGAGGCCGCGCCTGTCCCCGTCAGACGCTTTGCTTTTACGTCTGAATTAGCCATTTAAGCCTCCTTTAACCGAGGTTATTGTTTTGAGCATACAAAATGGTAATACGAATCTCACCTGCTGATGTTGCAGCGGAATTAGTGACAGTCAAACGAATGTCGGCTGTTCCTGTATCTTCCCACGCTAGTGCGCCACCAGATTCAGTAGTTGGATATTTACGTCCTGCGGTAGTTCCAATTCCAAATGTATTTACAAGAGTTGCTGCACCACCGACAGTGTCTCCCACGCTTATATTTGTGGCCCCACTTGCTGCTGTAATTACGTCAAGCACACAATCAATAATTTGAGAGTTTGCAGGAATAACAACATCTGTAACTTGTGCAGCCAAAGCGCCGCCAGATAAATCTGCTGCAAATGTTTGAGACATTACAACTTGACCAGTGTTTTTGATATTTGTGCCGAGCGTTGTGCCCGTAGTTTCTTTAATGGTTCCTGCTTTAATAGGACCAGAGAAAGTTGTCGTACCCATGTAGATCTCCTGTCTTGGGTTGAGTCAGCAGCCCCATGCCGCTGTCAGGGATATCTCACTATAACATATAAAATAAAAAAAGAAAGAGCCGCAAAAGCGGCTCTCCCTGTTTGAAATGTATTGAAACTTAGGCTGCGCCCGGAGTTCCAAATACAGTGCGCCAGTCGGATACACCGAAGCTGTAACGCTCACGAGCTTTAAATCGCATATTACCTGTATCAAAATCGCCTTCCATGGCTGTTTTGATTGGGGCACGATTGAAATACTTAAACCCATTAGGTGCGTCTGTTTTTATGAAATACGCATCTGTGTCAGTTAAGAAGTGGTTAACGACAGCGCCTTGAGGAATCATTCCCATGTTCTTCATTGCGTTTGCGTCATTATCCGCTGTTCCCGGACGTAGATTTGAGTTTAACACTCGCTCTGCAATAAACTGCAATTCTTTTGGTATGATTAATTTCACACCGCTAACTGCAATTTTAAGGCCACGCTCATCAGTAAAACCTGCAATATCAATGAGCATTTGCTCCAAAGAGGTTTCATTGAGGTCTGCCGCAGTTGCCAAGATATTACTTTGGTTACCTGACAGAGATGGGTGGGCGTTTGAGCATAGTGCTGCGCCGTCCCCAATCGCGTTTGCACCAGTGTTGAACGCATTGTTCAAAATAGATGCAGCTTTTATTTGCTTTGTTTGAGCCATAGAACGTGCAAGAGCTTTCGTATAACGAGAAGCTAAACGATCATATAGGTTGTCCTCAATTGCTTCCTCTGTAATTGAGAAAGCCAAAGCAATGGTTTCGTGAGTGTAACGAGCAGTGTATGTTTCTTGTGCATCATCAAAGCTGATGGCTCCGCCTTCAGATTTAACAGGTGCAGTTGAAAAACCACCAAGCATTACCTCCTCTTCAAAAGCACGATCAGATGCTTCTTCTTCAAAGATTTC